ACTACGCATTACGACAATAGCAGTACCTTCGAAGTCGTGGCCCTGGTGGGCGTTGACCTGCTGCATTATTTGGAACTGGACGTTCTCGACCACGACCGCATGGGTCTCCGTGTTTTCCTGGTAGGTGATAACGCGGGGGTTCTCCACCAGGTCTCGTAGGTATCCGAGTTCTTTGTCAACGTCCTGGAAGTACTCTCGCCCGTGCAACGACAGTTTGTGGTGCATCACGATGGGGACGGTAAAGATTTGGCTGCGAAGCGGGGCGGCATAGGCACGAGCCATCCAGCGGGTCAGGGTTGGACCAGTTGTAGCCCCAGCCGAACGACCGAGGGTGACCTTGATTTCTGCCTCAAACACCTTGGCTTCAAGCCCATCAAAGGACTTTTCCCTGACATCATCGGTAGACAGGGTGGCAAAGTCATAGAAGTCCCCGTCGTCAGACGCCACCGATATGGTGATGGAGCCATCCAGCGGCAAGCAGCGGATGTCCAGTTTGGGGATGAACTTGGCGTCCGGGACGCCCCAGCGGTAGATACCTGAGCGCAGATAGCCCGAGGACACCAGGTTCGTGGCGTGTGGCTTGAACACCCCAACGCCAGAAACGGTAAAGAGTGGCCTGCCCTGGAACTCGTGAATTGCCTGCACCGCACCCTGAGCCGTAGCCATGAGGTCCGAGGCGTACGCGGGCTGGTTGGGGGAGATGAACACCGAGATGTCCATGCGCCCGATGCCAGTAGAGGTGGAGTCAAAGTTCGACCAGGCAAAGTAGACGTACTTGCCGATGCCGGCAAACGAACTAATTGCAGCGCCAGTCTCAACCAATGGTCCAACGGTCAGGTTGCCGTCGGTGTCTGCCGAGCAGAACCTGAATCCGGTGTCGGTACCCAGGATGATGTAGCCGAGGTAGCCGTAGATAGAACGAACGAACTCACCTTGCGGCAGTTCGGCGGCTGCGGTTGGGATGGCGAGTGCGGAGCCGTCTGGTTGGATTTGGGTCTTGTAGATGATGCTGGTGTTGCCACCGTAGCCAGCGCAGTAGATGTGGGTTTGCCCAGCAGCAAAACCGACCCATTGCCAGTTTGTGTTTGGATGTGTGTAGAGGGCGGCCGGGTTATTTGCTGACGAGCCAGCAGCGGTGGTGATGTTCCAAATCTTGCGTTGGTCTGTGCCCTGCCCAGCCACCATGAGGCGGCCTCGGACATAGGCCATTACGCCAGCCTCGATGCCGGTGATGTACGCAGAAGAAGTGGACAGGCCGGCATTGGTCTGGTCGATGTCGCCGTTGGCGTACGAGTAGAACACATTGTAGCCATCGGATGTAATGGAGTAGAGGTTTGACGCCTGGGTGCCAGTCACCGTGGTGACGGTGACGAAGTCGCTGGTGTACTTGACGCTTTGTCCGTCTGTCCCGTAGAGGCGACCGTCAGCAGTCACTGCGTACAGATTGGTTCCGGAAGTTGGGTACACATTGGATGTGTCGCTCAGCAACGACAGACGACCCTTGGTCCATGGGTCAACACCCTTGCTGGAGTAGAACCTGTAGTTCTCAGCATCAGCCGTATCTGAGTACTGCTGGCCTGCGCCGTAGTGCCACGAGGACTGGGAGCGACGCCACAGACCCTGCGGGTTGAGTGCTGCCTCGCCTGGTTCTGTTGACTGGTCAACCGAGTCACGAACGCGAGCATCGAACTGACGTGTGAATTCGCGGCTCTTCATGTCCAGCATGTATGGCCGGCCATTGATGGCAATGGGGAAAATGTCTGGTACGAGTTGGGTTGCGCCAGTACCCGTGTAGAAACCAGTTGCCGGACGGAAGGCGTCTTTGAAACGCGTCAGCGCAGCCATTGGCTACTTCCTGAACTTGATTGGATACTGCGCCTTGAGGCGTCCCGCTTCTGCAATGATGCGCTCACGACGCAAACGAAGAATGTTGGCAACCGAGTTGGTGACAGAGCCAGCAGGTACTTCGTCTGGGCGACGGGTGTCGTTCTGGGTTTCAGTAAAGTTGCGCTTGATTTCGCGTCCGGCCATCATGCGCAGGATGACGCCCATTTCAACGATGTCTTCGCACGTTGCTGGTAAGAAGCAGTTGGTGGTGAGGTCGCTTGCCTCGCTGGATGCGCGGGTAAACGGAGCCTTGTAGCGAACGCGCAGGGTGCCAGCCATGACCGACTCATCAAGAACAAGGGTGTTGCCTGATGCAAAGTCGCTAGTCGGCAAACCAGTTTGAAGACGCACCCCATGGATGACCGGATGCTCATCTGCCAAGTAGCGCAGTCTTACATCCAGCAACTGAAGGATTGTCCCGGAAGATGTGATGTTGACTTGCCTGTCTGCACCGTTGTACGACAGGTCAACCGTTACGACACGGAACAGACCGTTGGTTGTTGAGGACAAGTCATCAAGGTCTGCATTCAGCGCATCAAGCATTTGTCCGCGAGGAAAGCGCGGAGAGATTGTGATTAGTGCGCCGGAGGAATGCGATGCTGCGGTCGTGCCATTGAAGCCACGTTCAACCGTCAGCGTTTTCGTCGCGGAGTTCGCATCCCAAACGTAAAGGAGTTCGGAGTCAATTTCGAATACAGTGCCAGTACGAAGGCCGCCGACATCATAAGTAACAACAACACTCGTCGTGCTGCTATCGAGCGCCGCAGCCAATTTGTTGCGTTCTTCAACGACCCCTGCCAACATTTGGCGCGATGCCCTGTTAAGGACAGTCGCAACCGTAGTCACTAGTAAACGTATCCTCCGTAGCCTGGGAAAGAACCAGCCTGAGCCTTCGCGGAACTCTTGCGAGTGCGCTTGCCCTTTTTACCCTTGGGCGGCTTTGCCATTTCCTTGGCAGGCTTCTTTGACTTAGAACCTTTCACTTCTTCTTTTTTCCCTTACCCATCTTCATGGGCTTACCAGTCTTCTTGGCCTCGGCCTTAGCCATTGCCATTCCCTTCTTGCTGTAGGAAAATTCCTTCTTACCAACTTTGGGCATGTCTGTTCCTTTCGGTTACCACTTGACTCTATCAGCCCAGTAGGCCGCAGACATCTTACCCTTAGCAATATTCTTGGCGTGACGAGCCTTGAAGGATTCACGACGCTTGCGGTATGAGGCTGACTCGCCTGCCTTCTTGGGTGAACCCTGAACGCCCTGCTGACCAAAGCGAATCAACTTCACTTGGCTGCCCTCTTTGGCAAGAACGGCATGGGACTTCTTGGCATTGGGTGTTCGCTTTGGCTTGTTGTAGCCAGCAAAGCGCTCGCCCCTGTATGTGATTGCCATTACCTGTACCTCTTGGTTTTCTCCGCAACCTTCTTGGGTTGCTTGACAAACTGTTTGCCAGCCTTGTTCCCCTTGGCTTTCGCCCTGTTTGTTGCGGCCTTTTCTGACGGGCTAAGCGCATTCCATGCGGCATCCGGCAGATAGCGCTTCTTGCCCTTGGATGGCTTGCCATCGGACGTGCGCCACTTCTGGGCAGTCCAGTTCTTCAGCGACTTCTGGGATTTAGCCAAAGCCATTATTTGTATCCTCCGCCGGCTTTCTTGTACTCAGAGGCGAGCAGTTGTGCTTTGCGTGCCGACCATTCGCCGGGGTCTCCACCCTTGGAGCCAGCCTTGATTTTCTTGAACAAGCGTTTGCGCATCTCGGGCTTGGTGTAGTTGCCAGCCTCATTCACGCGTGACTTGGTCTTCTTCTTTGCAGCCATTAGTTTGCCGTCGCCTCCAGACGGGCTGACCCGTCAATCTGGGTGGGTTGCCCACCTGTTTTCCTGATGCGCTTGTACGCATCAAGGTCCTTGTCAAGGAGTCGCTCCTTGTGATTCATGTCTGATACGGCCCTGCTTCTTGATGGCATGGCAGAACCAGAGACAGCAACGTGCGCTATGCGACAAGCAAAGCAGCCCTCAACATCAAGGCTTGGATGCGTCTCTCTGTGCTTCATAATCCCCTGTCAAGTTACGTATTCGCCGTACCCAGCCGCCACCAAGTCATCCTTTTCGCTCTGGGTAACTATGTTCTCGTGTCCACCATAGTAGATGACATCAACGGTAGAAAGGTCCCTTTGCTCGTTTTCCGTAAATGTCCCATCGGTCAACTTGTAGACATTGCGACCTCTTGCACCAGGCGTGAGGTAGCGGAAGAATCTGTTTGCCAAACCATTGCCGCTGAAGTCTGCCCAGCGCACAAGATTGTCGGTCGGTGGGCGGAAGATAAGAACCTTGTAGAACGATGCCGGAGTTTCGCTGCCAGTGCCAGAACCAGTGGCGCTGACGCTGTACACCTTTCTGCTGGATGCTGTTTCTGTGCCGGTGCCAGAACCGGTTGCGGTCCTGAACAATTCTTTCCTGTAGACAACAGTTGATTCGCCAAGACCAGAACCTATTGCCGTTCGCACTTTGCCGCTGAACGTGACAGTGGCAGAAGAACTTGAGCCGCTTCCAGTTGCTGTCCTGATTGCAACAAGCAAACCGGTTGCGGTACTCCCAGCGGTTGCGCTACCACTGCCAGTGGCGGTTCGTGGCAGAACCTCAAGATAGTTTGCCGACTCGGTTCCAGTTCCAGAACCAGTTGCGGTTCTGAGTACGACACGTACTCCAACTGCCGTTTGGGAACCAGTGCCCGAACCGGTTGCAGTGGCAACTACGCCGCTCTTATAGAACGGCGGGGTATCAAAGAACCCGAAAGTAAAATCGAGTAGTCCAGTAGCCATATGGCTACTTCACCTCAATCGAGGCTGAGCGTCAACGACGTAATCTGGAAGGTGTCTCCAGCGGTGACGGCAGCGGATGAAGAAAGCGCTCCAGTCCACAAGCAGTTGCCCGACGAGGAGGCATCCCACAGCGACCAGTGGCTGTAGGTCTCGGTAGTGGAAACATTGGTCCACTCTGCGGTTCCCGAAGTAGCCATGCTGCCACTTGATGCTGCACTCCAAGTTACAACCTTGCGAGTTGTTTCGGTTGCTGCGTTGCTGGTTCCTGCTTCTCCCGGGTCCCCAGTGTGCAACTTGACATAGGTGTTCGCAACCGAGAAAGAAGTGTTCGCGAGGGTTTCAAGCAGTTTGTTTTCTGCGTAGTTCGAAATCGACATAAGTTCACCTTACCACATTGAAATCAAATGTGGGGGTCAGGCCAGGGGATTTGCCCGACCCCCACTACTTGCTATTTACTCCGATTAGGAGTTTGCGCCAATGCTTGACGCTGCCTCAATGCGGCGCAGCGATGCCTCACGGAATCGTGCGTAGCCACCGAGCCAGTACCAGCCCACAGGCTGGAAGCGCTGGAGCGAGTCAACCACCGGTCCACGAATGACTCGTGGGAACGCGCCGTTGCCATCGACAATCGAGTGCGCCTTGGCAAGAGCCTGACGGCCCATGATGTGGGTGCAGTACACGTCGATGTTTCCGGTTGAGCCAGCACCGTTCGAGGCGTTCTCGAACAGTTTCGCGCGCGGCGTCTCGATGAAACGCACGCCTTCGAAGGCGCCGACTTCACCGTTGTAGATGTTCGCCGGGTCGCTGTATACGTGCGGGTCGCGCCACGAGGCAACACCCGTCTCACGACGGAGGTCGTACGACACGTCTGGGTGGATGAAGCCCATGTACATGCCGTTGAACGACACTGCATTGGCCTTGCGGAGGGCAGCGACGACCTTGCGAACGTCGTTGGCCTCGATGATGTCCTCAGCCTCAATGCTCGTGCGAGCAGTCTCGTCTGAGGAGCCACCACCGCCGTAAACGACGTTGGTGCCACCAGCGAGCACGTCACGGATGACGGAGTCGATGGAGATTCCTGCGTTGTAGCCAACCACGTTTGCGGCCGCTGCATCCACGTCAAGGAACGACGTGCCACGCAACTTGGCGGTGGTGTTGACTGCGTTGCCGTATTCGGCCAAGGTCACTTCGACCTGGCTGTCCGACATCGCAACTGCGGTGACATCCGAGGTCTCCGTCAGGGTTGAGGTGGCCGGGTCGAGGTCGTTGAAGATGGTGAACTTCACGCTCGAACCAGGCATTGCCTGGGCGACTGGCATCACGTCTGCAACCGCGTCGAACAAGAGTTCGCTGCGGAGTGCGAAGTACGCAATCCGGTCAAATGCAACCTGGTCAGTGAGCAGGCTGCTTGCTTCTGTATATGCCATTGTGGGTTATTCCGTTCTCCCGAGTGGGAGAACCCACCGGGCTAGATGTTTTGTGCTTCTTCTCTCATTTGTGCAAGTAGATGCATCACTTCGTCTTGATTGCGAGTTGAGTTCAACTTCTTTACCCAATCGGTCTGCTCGTCGGTTTGCTCGCCGGCAGTACTTGCCTTTTGAAGTCGAGCCCAAGCCCTTTTCTCAGAGTCGTCTGCAACTTCCTTTGGCTTCTGCGGCTGCAGGAGGTTTACTTCCTGGGCTGCTGCCCTAATCGCTTCGGCAGACACCTCGCCGTCGTAGCCCTTAATGAAGTACTTGGCTTCTGGAGCATTCACGTCAATGCCTGCTTCAGCGAAAGCCATCTTCCGCTTAAGGGTTTCCAACTCCTGCGCTTGCTGTCGGAGAAGTTTGTTCTCTGACTCCACCTTCTTCAGGTGCGCGCGTACGGGGTCTTTGGATACCGTTTCGCTCGTCTCATCATCAAAATCGTCGATGACATTTGACATTGCTCACTCCGTTCTGCCCACTTCCAACAGGAGGAGTTGGAAGGCTGCAATAACCCTTTTTGCTTTGGTCGGTTCGGGACTCCGACATTGACAACAGTACACCACGCAATGTGGAATTTGGAGGAACTACTGGGCCATCCCTGCGCCGGTCTCAATGGTGCCCGATGTAGCACCACCAGTGCTGGCAAATCTGCCACCACCCAAGAACTCCCCACGGCGCATCGCAATGCGGCGTGCAAGTTTCTTTTCTGCCTCTGGGTCAAATCCAAATGTTGCGCCGAGTTGCTCTTGCTGGCTCAATGCCGTTGACTCTTCGCCAGTCATGGTCTCGTACAGACCGCTTCTGCTGCTCATGGTGGCAAAGCCCTGCATGGCTTGCTGCTCCGTAATACCCCTGGCTGCGAGTTCCTCAGCCGAAGCAGCAGTCAGTTCCATGCCACCCTGCTCCATGGCGCGGGCAGCCAGTTTTGCGGCCTCTGCCCTGCGGTTTAGTATCGGCATGGTCTCTGCTGGGTTCAAGAAGTAGGCAGCCAGGTCTGCGTCATTGACGTTGTACAGCCTTTGCATCTGGGTGCGCGTGGCAGGGTCTGCCTCTTGCACTCGGCGGTAGCCGTCGCTAATGCGGGCCTGGAGTTCCTGCGGGGACACATCGCCCTCAAGGAGGGACTGGATGAGTTCTGGTCGGTTGAAGTACTTGTCCATTCCGTTGGACTTCATGACCTCGCGATAGACGTTCTCCATCTCCACGTAGGTGCTTGGCTGCAACTGGGGCAAGCCGGCAGCAGCACGCTTGGCGTTGGCTGCAAACCTCTTCTTGAAGGCTTCGCTCTCACGGAGTTCGTACATAACCGCAGATTCAGTTGTGATGCCGCGGGCCATGAGGTCGCCGATTTGGTCTTCAAGGGTCTCCAACCCGAACCTGGCCAAGTAGGAGCGAATCATCGTCATTGAGTTACTGGTGGTTACGTCCGGCGCCCCGTCCCCGCTGCTGCCCTGGCTGCTGCCCATTGGGCGAGCCACATACATGCGGTCCAGTTCGTTCATGACATCTTCTGCCGAGTAGGTGCCAGCCTCAGCCCCAGCAACAAGGGTGTCAATGTAGTCCTGCTCTGCCGCCGTGTAGTAGGCGCCAGTTCGTTCAGCCGAAGTCCTGATGGTACCCATCCGTGACACGTTGGCCTCTGCCAGCAACTGGGCGGGGGTCTTGGCTGGCGGGGTTGACCCAGCGCCAAGAAGGATGTCGTCTGCTGCGTACATGCTCATGTCACTCATATCAACGCACCTGACCCCATGACTTTTCCATCATCATGATGAACTTGGCAGCCTGGTCTTGTGCTGCCCGAGTGTTGCCCCATCCGTACTGCGGGTCCTTGCGGAGCAAGTACTGAAAGTCTTCAGCGGTCATGCTCGTGCCATCGGCGCGCTTGTTGAACACGACCGAGAACTTCGGGTCGCTCATGTTGATGTCAGTTGGATTCTTCTCAAGTGTGCTCGCGGCGATGTTGCGATACGGCTCAAAGATGTCATCCAATGTGTAGCCCTGGTCAAACTGGTCGCTGAACTGCGAATACATAATCTTGGCGTTGTCCCTGGCCTTCTTCAAAAGCATCTCTTCGGTGTATGTGGTACCAAGGTATGGCTTGCCGGTAAGCGCAGAGCGAATCTGGTCATCCAGTCCAGGCGGGCTGTAGTTGAAACGCTTCAGGGATTCCTTGAGCACGGTTGCGGCATCGGTCTGGCCAACAGTCGGTGGCATTCCCTGTGCTGCTTGACGGTCAGAGATGATTGAGTACGCGTAATAGCCAGTCTGCAGTTCGCTGGCCTCGGTGCTCAATGCGTAAGTGGCAAGGTCACGCAACTGCGCATCATCAAGTTCAAGGCCAGCATAAGCCTTGCGGAAGTCGGCAACCTTGGTTTCAACTTGCTTGTCTTTATCTGCCTGACCCAGCAGGGCCCACTTGCGACGCGACGCATCGGTCGATGTGTAAAGTTTCGTGCCCTGCACCTTGGACAGCCAGACAGCGCGACCAGCATCGGTGGTCAGGTCGTAGGCGTCCGGGTTGTTTGCATAGGAGATGAATAGGTCAATCAGGTCGTCGCCGAGAATGGAGCGGGCCTTGGCTTCTCCATCTGCACCGTCCACCATTGAGGAGAACTGTGGGAAGTCAGTCTTGAACTTCTCTCGCCAGTCCTGCTTGGGGGCCTTGGGTGTCTTTGGTTTCGGAGCCATTATTGACCCAGTGCCTGAAGTGCGAGTGCGATTGCGTTACCCAGACCCCAGGTCGTCTTTGCCGTTGGGTCGGTTTGTTCTGCGAACTTGCCAGCAGTCAGTGCGGTGCTTGGCATCTGCTGTCCGGAGGCAACGGCAGCACGTTCCTTGTTTTGAATGAAGTCGATTGCCTCGGCCAGTTCCTTTTTGTTTGGTGCTCGCCCGAGTTTGGAAAAGAATGCTTCGCGCGCGTAGGCCATCGCATCCTCGTCGGACGTAACGCGCACGCTCGGTCCACCCTCGCTGACGGTTGCAAACGAACCAAGCAACCCGACCATGTCAG